GTCATATCCAGGATTAGCCATTATTCAGCATATTGACCCATTTTCATCTATTAAATCAACTTTTCTTTTGGACCCTCGTAGTGCCAGGAGATGCTGTCAGTTATTGCGCTCTCTAGCAAAATCACTCAGTTACTTCCATGTCACAGCAAAAATGACAAACTCATATGCATATCAATCAGTTCTTGACAAATATTTTTCAATATTCATAGAGAGTGTTGCAAGATGTAAACGTCCGCAGGAAGTTGCAAGAGCATGGGATGTTATATACTACTGGCATATTGCAAAGGAGGCGAATGATGTATGGGACCGTGCAGCAACTGATCAACAGAGTAAGTTTTTGGATAACAAATACTATGAAATAATTGATGATAGAGAAGTCGACAATTTGTTACGTAATGTCCCATTTGCCAACAAAATAGAACTCCTTAAACTTTATAAAATCCTACCTTGCCCTGATTTTGATCCATTCACAGGTTTTCTCAAGATGAAGCATTACCATGAAAACCAAAATGACTTTTGCGTTATGCCAAAGAAATTTGTGGATCTCAAGATTCCTGTATCATACCAAGAATTCTCCGATTTCCGCAAACTTCAATATATACGTCGATTTTATGAGCGTCACAAGTTTTGTCCAGGCTTCACGAATGATCTTGCACAAGAATTAATAGATGCATCACCAAATCATTTTCTAGTTAGATATCCTCATGTCGGTATACGTGAAATAAAATTGCAACATGTCCAATATATTGATATAAAGGGCTCAGCATATTGGCAAGACCGAAACAATCTGAAACCTGAAATCTTTTCGGATAAGGGTTGCGCACCAAATGATGTTGACCTCAAGAAGGTTATTGACGCATATGAGTATAATGAGCTTCCCCTTGCACAACGTTCGTATCTGATGTGGTATTTACAGCAGAGTGATATACCAATTGGATTGAGGCTCAGATTTCTTCAGAAAACCAATCAGATAGTTAAACAGCAGACTGCACATTTCAAACCAGAATCAAAGAAACCGGATCCGCGCAATTTCTATTCAAATACACCATACGGTCGTCTTGTTGCTGCAGAATTTGAGGAAAATGTTACGGATTATTTAAATTATGACAAAAGCTCATGGGCAGGTAAAGACCCAGAGGAGGCGGCAATTGCTCTGAAACATGTGCTGTTCACACCAAATGAACGTGATCGCTATAGGGTTATAAATGTTTCATTTGATATTGAAAAGTGGTCACCAACATATTCACAAAAAGGCAAAGAAGAATCCTTTCGTATATGGCTTGAAGCATTTGATCAGCCGTTAGGTGAGGAATGTCTAAATTTGTTTAGGGACATCGAATTGCATTTCATACATGAAGGAATACATCAACAATATTCACCTAAATTGGTTGATCTTGAAGGTCAAAGTGGTAAAACAAACACTGCATATCACATAGACATAATGGCATATGCCGTTCGACAATTAAAGAAAATGAAGTTGTTTGAAGGATCAGGTCGACTAGCGGTATTAATTGATGATGGTTTACTGGGACTTGCCTTTCCAAATGATACACAAAATTCAGATATTATACGATGTATGGAGGTGATTGAAGCTGTTTATGCATACATTGGTTTCAAAATTTCATGGGATAAAACCTTTGTTTCAAGTAACATTGCCATGTTCCTCAATGAAGTTTACTACAAAGGTGTTCAAGTTGCAACTGGTTTTAAAGCATTTCTAAAACTGCAAAGTACAAAGATTGAAGATGAATTATCGATAACAGGAAAAGTAAAAGCCCTTATTGCCATGACACGTGGTGCTGTTAAAGCAGGTGTAGACCCTGATTATGCAATGCATGAGTTACATATTGAATTATACACTCTGTTATCCCGAACATTTGGCAAACAAATCCGAATGCGTGAATTTACAAGCACACAATTAATGTTATTCTGCATCACACCAATTGCACTTGGCGGCCTTGGGGTTCCTGTTGCTGCTCACCTGACAATGTCACCAAATGTTGACCCAGTTTTGGCATTTCGAAGTTTATGCAAATACCTTATTCACATTCAACCTGCATTCAGGTTGTCTATTGCATCAATTTTGAACCAACCATTACGTGAGCGACATGATTTAGAGGTATTACGTAATCCTGAAGGGGTACGTATTGCTGATCGAACATTGACTGAGAGCAAACACATCAAATACATAGTTGATTCAATAAAAACACGAGTTGCAAACAGACTAATTCAACCATTACTCCATATGGACCTCAATGCCGCGGCAACAAAAATCCTGGATTCATTACCACATGATGTTTATGCATCTGAAATTACCACTGCATATAATATGTCACCGATACATACATTTGATATTTTTATGGCAAAATTTAAGAGATCTGCAACATTCATTCAGCTTATTAGTGCACGTACACGCCGTATGCTTATTGGACGTTATATTGCTGAAGTTATTTCAGTTGCACGGCATTTCAAATCTCTACATATAATCTAACTTTACATGCAAGTTGCAAGGAATGTAATACCCAACAATGGGACTTATGAAACTCCTTATGATAAGCATTTATGTTTTACAAAACTCCAAAATGAATCACATAACAAAGAAAAATATAACATTGCAGATAGTGTGTACAATAGATTCACAATGTATATTAGGTTTGAATCTATTGTACCG